TTAAAACAGCCTGGGGGTTGTTCCCACCCCCGGGGCCCACGTGGCGCCAGTACTCTGGCACGTTAGTGCCCTTGTACGCCTGTTTTCCCCTCCTTAAACAAATTAAGATTGCCACTACTGAGGGGAGTAGTCCGACTCCGCTCCAGTACCGCTGCACCAGTGAGCTGGTACGCTAGTACCTTCGCACGGAGTAGATGGCATCCCCCACCCCGTAACTTAGAAGCAAAGTACACATCTGGCCAATAGTGGCGCTGCATCCAGCCGCGCAACGGTCAAGCACTTCTGTTTCCCCGGTCCGCAAGGGTCGTTATCCGCCCAGTCCACTACGGAAAGCCTACTAACCATTGAAGCTATCGAGAGGTTGCGCTCGGCCACGACCCCGGTGGTAGCTCTGAGTGATGGGGCTCGCAAACACCCCCGTGGTAACACGGATGCTTGCCCGCGCGTGCACTCGGGTTCAGCCTATTGGTTGTTCACCTCAACATAGTGTAAATGGCCAAGAGCCTACTGTGCTGGATTGGTTTTCCTCCGGAGCCGTGAATGCTGCTAATCCCAACCTCCGAGCGTGTGCGCACAATCCAGTGTTGCTACGTCGTAACGCGTAAGTTGGAGGCGGAACAGACTACTTTCGGTACTCCGTGTTTCTTTTGTTTTATTTTGAATTTTATGGTGACAATTGCTGAGATTTGCGAATTAGCGACTCTACCGCTGAACATTGCCCTGTACTACCTAATCGCATTTCACAAAACCTCAGAGATACCAAGCTCTTACATTGATCTGCTTGTTTTCCTGAATCTCAAATATAAATTGGAACAAGCAAAATGGGAGGACAGTTCAGCAAAAACACTGCCGGGTCCCACACCACCGGAACTTATGCCGCCGGTGGGTCCACCATCCATTACACTAACATCAACTACTATGAAAATGCCGCTTCTAGCAGCCTCAACAAACAAGACCTGACCCAGGATCCAACAAAATTCACACAACCCGTAGTAGATGTTATTAAGGAAAGTGCGGTTCCCCTTAAGTCACCATCAGCAGAGGCGTGCGGGTATAGCGACAGGGTCGCTCAACTTACCCTGGGCAATTCGACCATCACAACGCAGGAGGCGGCAAACATCTGCGTCGGGTATGGGGAATGGCCATCACACCTGGACGACCACGACGCCACGGCAGTTGACAGACCAACCCACCCTGGTGTCTCTTGTGAGAGATTTTATACCCTCCCGTCAGTTGAGTGGACTAATACTTGGAAAGGTCAATACTGGAAGCTACCAAACGCTCTCACCGAGACTGGGATGTTCGGCCAAAATGCACAGTTTCACTACCTATACAGAGGAGGCTGGGCGGTTCACGTTCAGTGCAATGCAACAAAATTTCACCAGGGCCTTCTGCTTGTGGTTATGATCCCTGAATGCGTGGTCAACCTGAGAGGAGCACCGCCAATAAACAAGACCCAACCCGGGGAAAACGGCAGGGAGATCGAAGAACCATTCTTACTTGACTCTGGCGAAGCCTTGGGCAACGCACTCATTTACCCACACCAATGGATAAACCTGCGCACTAACAACGCAGCCACCATTATAGTACCATACGTGAATGCCATCCCCATGGATTCAGCAATTCGCCATAGTAATTGGACTCTGATGGTAATCCCAGTCACTGAGTTAGCCTACGCGGCGAACACCAGCCCGCTTGTGCCGATTACTGTGACACTGGCACCCATGTGCACAGAGTTCGGGGGCCTACGCGCCGCGTCCGAGCAAGGCCTTCCAGTCTTGGCAACACCTGGCTCATACCAGTTTCTCACGACTGCAGACTTCCAGACACCATGCCTGCTGCCAAAATTTGAACCTAGTCCTGAAATCCACATCCCAGCAGAGGTTAGGAACCTACTGGAGATAGTGCAGGTGGAAAGCATGGTTGAAGCAAACAACCTAGCCGATGTGGAGGGTGCCAAAAGGTACAACATCCCCTTGAATGTACAAACCGGGATGGATGCGCAAATCTTCGCCCTGAATGTTGACCCAGGTAGAGATGGACCCTTGCAGCATACGCTGCTAGGAATTTACACCAGGTATTTCACTCAGTGGAGTGGGTCACTTGAATTTACCTTCATGTTTACTGGAACCTTTATGACCACAGGCAAGATCCTTATCGCGTATACCCCTCCCGGTGCGGCTGTTCCCGCCTCAAGACGTGAGGCAATGCTGGGCACTCATGTGGTGTGGGATTTTGGGCTACAGAGTTCGATTACACTGGTTGTACCCTGGATTAGCGCGGCCCATTTCCGCGGGACTGACTCGACTTCCACTTTGTATAAGTATAAGTATTATGAGGCAGGTGTGATCACTGGTTGGTACCAAACAAACATGATAACACCACCCGACTTCCCACAGACAGCGTCAATCGTAGCGTTTGTAGCAGCTCAGTCAAACTTCAGCCTGCGTATTCAAAAAGATCGCCCTGACATGACTCAGACGGCTAGTCTGCAATCACCTAAAGAGGCAATCAAGGGAGCCGTAGACAAGGTCGTCGGTACTGTGGCAACTGAACATAACATCTCCACCAACAACACTCCCGCGCTTCAAGCGGCCGAGACCGGTGCCACCAGTACAGCGACAGATGAGGGCATGATAGAGACTCGCCACGTTGTTGCAACACACGGTGTAGCTGAGACTTCCCTCGAGTCCTTTTACGGGCGCTCCAGTCTGGTTGGGATGCCGAGTTTGAATCCAGGGGATACAGTGACTGAATGGATAATCAACTTTGGGGAGTTTGTCCAACTGCGCGCGAAGCTCTGCTTGTTCACGTACATGCGCTTTGACATTGAATTCACCATCGTTGCGACAGCTTACTCAGCAACTGGAGACCCCATTTCTGACCCCACCTACATAACGTATCAGGTTATGTATGTCCCCCCCGGTGCGTCGGCACCAACCGATCAGGATACTTACCAGTGGCAGAGTGGCGCCAACCCATCTCTGCTCTCAAGAGTTGGTGATGTCCCTGCTGCTTTCAGTGTGCCCTTCATGGGAACGGCGAATGCGTACTCGTACGCCTACGATGGATACGCGTTCTTCAACACCACTGACCACCTTGACTACGGTGTCCTGCCATCCAACTATCTTGGTTCCATGTACTTCCGCACATTGGAGAGGGTCACCCAGAAGATCCGCTTCCGCATTTATGCCAAGCCCAAGCACGTGAGGGCGTGGGTCCCCCGAGCTCCGCGCGCAGTGCCATACCAGTCCAGGTATAACAATTCTTACACCGCTGTGACTGCACTAGCGCCCAATCGCGACACGATCACAACCCTTGGTCCACTCAGGACCACAGGACCCTTTGGACAACAAAGCGGTGCCGCCTACGTTGGGAACTATAAGATCATGAACAGACACCTGGCAGACTGTGTGGATTGGCAAAATTTGGTCTGGGAGTCATACGAGAGGGACCTCCTTGTTACTAGGGTGGACGCACACGGATGCGACCAGATTGCCCGCTGCGATTGTCGCGCTGGGGTGTATTACTGCAAGTCCAGAATGAAACACTATCCGGTTGTAGTCACTCCTCCCAGTCTAGTCCACGTTGATAAAAATGATTACTACCCTGAAAGATACCAATCACACGTGGCCCTGGGCATCGGGTTCGCGGAACCTGGTGATTGTGGTGGGCTCTTGCGCTGTGAACATGGCGTGATGGGCATCCTCACGGCAGGTGGCAACAACCTTGTTGCTTTTGCTGATATTAGGGATCTTCTGTGGATCGAAGATGATGTTATGGAGCAGGGCCTTACAGACTATGTCCAGAGCCTCGGGAATGCTTTCGGAGCTGGTTTTACAGATGAGATCTCCAACTATGTCGGGCAGGTTCGTGACATGATGGTTGGATCAGACACAGTGGTGGAAAAGATTGTGAGAAATATTATCAAGCTCTTGTCTGCTTTGGTTATAGTGGTTAGAAACCGCAGTGACATTGTCACTGTAACAGCTACACTTTCCCTGTTGGGGTGCTCCGGGTCACCATGGCGTTGGCTCAAGGCGAAGATATGTTCCATCCTAGGGATCAATATGGCGCAAAAGCAGGCGGACGGCTGGATAAAGAAGTTTACAGAAGCGGTGAATGCCTTTAAGGGTTTAGACTGGATTGCTGCCAAATTTTCCAAATTCCTCGATTGGATCAAATCAAAAATAATTCCAGAACTTAGGGAAAGAGCAGAGTTTGTCAAGAACCTTAAGCAACTCCCGCTTCTTGAAGCTCAGATCAATACGCTCGAGCACTCTAATCCCAACCAGGAGACCCAGGAACAATTGTTTTCAAACGTTCAGTACCTGGCTCACCACTGTAGGAAAAACGCCCCGCTCTACGCAGCAGAGGCGCGGAGGGTTTATGCCCTGGAAAAACGAGTATTAGGCGCAATGCAGTTCAAGACCAAGAATCGAATTGAACCTGTTTGCTGCCTCATCCATGGCACACCCGGCACCGGTAAGTCCCTTGCCACCACTATCATCGGTAGGAAGATCGCTGAATATGAGAACAGTGGGGTCTACAGCTTACCACCTGATCCTGACCACTTTGATGGATACCAAGAGCAGGCAGTGGTTATCATGGATGACCTCCACCAGAACCCAGACGGTAAGGACATGAGCCTATTTTGCCAGATGGTCTCCACGACTCCCTTTGTTGTCCCAATGGCCGCTTTGGAGGATAAGGGCAGGCTCTTCACCTCCAAATATGTATTGGCCTCGACCAACGCCAATCACATCCACCCGGTCACGGTTGCCGACGGAAAGGCCCTCCAGCGCCGCTTTCACTTCGATACCGACATTGAGCTGATGGATGGCTACGTAAGGAATGGAAAGCTAGATATCCAGAAAGCAACCGAGGCGTGCGATGACTGCTCCCCAATTAATTTTCAGAAATGCATGCCCCTCATTTGTGGTAAGGCCCTCCAGCTCCGCAGCAAAAAGGGCGATGGTATGAGATACAGCATTGACACCATGATTACCGAGATGCGCAGGGAGTCCGCACGTCGCTACAACATTGGTAACGTTATTGAGGCGCTCTTCCAAGGCCCACCTGAATTCAGACCCCTCCGCATCGACGTGAGCGAGGAGACTCCCGCACCTCCGGCCATCGCAGACCTTCTTGCTAGCGTGGATTCAGAGGATGTCAGAGAGTACTGTAGACAAAAGGGTTGGATAGTACAGGAGAGGATCACCAAGGAAAGCCTAGAACGCAACGTGAGCCGCGCTCTCATTGTGCTTCAATCAGCTACTCTCATCGCCACCATCTGCGGTGTGATTTACGTGGTCTACAAACTGTTCGCTGGTCTCCAGGGGCCCTATTCGGGGATCCACACCAATTACCAAAAAGTTAAACCAGTGGTGAGGCAAGTTACAACTCAAGGCCCTCTATTGGATTTTGCTATGTCCCTTCTGAAGAAAAATATCAGGACCGTGGTGACTAAGACTGGTGAGTTTACCGGCCTTGGTGTCTACGATACCTTTATGGTCCTCCCGCGCCATGCTATGGCGCACGGTGAGGTTGAGGTCGATGGAAAGAAGGTGGAGATCGAAGACGCTTACGATCTCAACGACACCACTCAGACCTCGCTTGAACTGACAGTTATAAAACTAAAGCAAAATGAAAAGTTTAGGGACATCAGATCGCTAATCCCTGACCAAATTTCCGAGACCACTGAGGCCCTCGTTATAGTAAACACTTCAGCTTATCCCAACTTGTTTATGCCAGTCGGTGCAGTGAAGGATTATGGATACCTAAACCTTGCTGGTAGACCCACACACCGTACGCTCATGTACAACTTCCCAACTAGAGCGGGGCAGTGCGGTGGAGTTGCCGTTTCTATGGGCAAGGTGATCGGCATCCACATTGGAGGTAATGGGGCTCAAGGATTCGCGGCAGCTTTACTCCGTAGATACTTCACTCAACCCCAGGGGGAGATTGAATTTATGGAGAAGAGTAAAGATGCAGGCTACCCCATAATCAACGCCCCCACCAAGACCAAGCTCCACCCAAGTGTGTTCTTTGATATCTTCCCAGGTGAGAAAGAGCCAGCAGTTCTCCACAAGAAAGATAAGAGGTTGGAAGTCGACTTCGAGGAGGCCCTCTTTTCCAAGTATATAGGCAACATCCACAAGCCTGTCACTGAGGAAATGGAGATAGCGATAGATCATTATGCCAACCAACTTAAACAGCTGGATATCGACCCGACCCCCATCAGCATGGAGGATGCCATCTATGGCACTGAAGGTTTGGAGGCGCTTGATCTCGGCACTAGTGCGGGTTATCCCTATGTGGCTCTTGGCATTAAGAAGAGAGACATCCTCAACAAGGAGACTAGGGATGTGACAAAGATGCAGCAATGCATTGACAAGTATGGGCTCAACCTTCCCATGGTCACCTATGTGAAGGACGAGCTTAGATCAAAAGAGAAAGTGAAGAAGGGCAAAAGCCGACTCATCGAGGCGTCGAGTCTGAATGATTCCGTTGCGATGAGGTGCGCCTTCGGAAATCTCTATAAGGCATTTCACACAAACCCTGGCACCCTGACTGGATGTGCTGTTGGGTGCAACCCTGAAACTTTTTGGAGCAAAATTCCAGTCATGATGGATGGGGAGCTCTTTGGCTTTGACTACACAGCGTACGATGCCAGTCTCTCCCCCGTCTGGTTCCAATGTCTTTATCTTCTCCTCGAGAAGATAGGCTTTGGGCACTGCAAGCATTTTATAGACCAACTTTGCTGCTCCAACCACCTATTTATGGACAAAAGGTATGTCGTCGTTGGCGGCATGCCCTCCGGCTGTTCGGGTACCAGCATCTTTAACAGTATGATCAACAACATCATCATCAGAACGCTGGTGCTAACAGTCTACAAAAACATTGATCTTGATGATCTCAAGATTATTGCCTACGGTGATGATGTGATCGCCTCCTACCCCTTCGAGCTTGATGCGAAGTTGCTCGCTGATGCGGGGAAGAGCTTTGGCCTCATCATGACACCACCAGATAAAAGTTCTGAATTTGTTAAGCTGACCTGGGATAATGTGACCTTCCTCAAGAGGTCGTTCGTCAAAGATGAGCGATTTCCGTTCCTTATTCATCCGGTCATGAAGATGTCAGATATTCATGAGTCCATACGCTGGACCAAGGATGCTAAATCCACCCAGGATCATGTCAGGTCCCTGTGCCTATTGGCTTGGCATTGCGGGCAAGAACAATATGAAGAGTTCTTGGAGAAGATCCGGAGTGTGCCCGTGGGCCGGGCTCTCTCGCTGCCATCATTTAAGGCACTGCAGCGCTCCTGGTATGACTCCTTTTAATTGAATTCCAATTTGAATTATCCGGTCTAAACAGGTTTTAATTGGCAAAAAACACCCCCCGGATGGGGTGT